GGGGGTGTGCAATTTGGGATTGATGGGGGGGGGTTGTGTGGAGGAGGGAATCGTTTGTGTGGATTAGAGCGTATGCGCGAGCGGGGCCGTCACGCGAGAAATGCCCCCTCCCCCCTCCGGTGGGTCGTCAACTGTGCCAGTTTCGACTACAGAATCCCCCTGGTTTAAACGCTGCTCCCCCCTGACGCTGCCTTGGGTTTAGCGATAGACACTAGCTTTAAATGCCCTGTCAGCTCCTGCCTCAGTTGTTCAGCGGTCAGTGGTTTATCTGCCTCAGCCTGCTGCTCACGATACATACCTGCTGCCCTGCCCAGTAGCTCTAATGCTCGGAGTCTGGTGCCTTCCTGTTTCCCACTCTTGCTCAGTGCAACCAGCGCTCTGTTGACATACCGGATCTGCGCTGCTCTGTCGTCCGCTAACTCCTCGGCGGTCTCATCCCAGCCCGTCTGGATCATTTGTTTGACCCGTGGATCCTTGCTCAGCCTGTGGGCGCAGGCGCTTATCGTTGCGTCTGCCCCCTTGGCGTTAGGGTATGCATCCCTGTACGCTTGTCGCCTTGATTTACCCTCTATGACGCCCTGGGCGAACCTGATCATTGACGGTGTAATCGGTCTGCCTCTTGGGATCTCAGAGCCTGCTGCCTGCCCATCATTCCTTAGTCTTGGTCCATCTGCTGCTGCCGCCGCTGCCTCTGGCTCACCCAGGTCACTGATGCCAGCGCCCAATGCGTTTAAACGCTGATCAATCAGGTCTTGCAGTTGCTGGTCGCTGACCTGCTGCTCGGCCTCATCCCCGGCCTGATCGAGCATTGCCTGATAGTCCTGGCCTGTGAGTTTCCCCATACTGTGTTTCCTTCCATGCTGTATGAATCTACAGCCTGTCCATTTGTCCAGTACTGTACGCATTTACAGCCTGAATTCTCTTCCTTTTAGTAGGTCAGGTCAACCCTTTTCCCGGCCCTTTGCCCACTTTTTAAGCATTCCCCAATGAAAACTCACCCTCACCCTGTGAATAGTGCCTGTGGATAACCCTGTGGATAACTTATGCACCAAAATGGTGAAAACGGCCCAGGAGACGCGATCACACCTCGGCCAAGGGGTAGGTAGCCTGAACCCATTCCAGCGCCTCAAATCTGTTCTAAATTTACATATTGTTTACATATGCTTTCCAGCACGAACTCACCATAGATTTACATACCCAGGCAGTCGCCATCAGATCTTTAAACCCGACCGAACCGTGGGGCTATTGCGTTTACAGGTTATCTAGCAATAGAATGCAGTCCTGCACTAGCGCTTGTGTCTAGTGCCCAACCTGGAGACCTCTAATATGCTAGATGACACTATGACCGATGACTTGATGGTGGACGACACCATCGGCCTGCATTCCACTCGTGAGGACTGGCTGCTGGCTGCTGTAGTGGCACTGACACCGGCATTCGCTGCTGCCGGTCTGTCGGTCCCACAAGTGCGGGTTTCCTGTGGCTTCCCCTCTAACGCCAAGCGTTCAGGCGCTATCGGTGAATGCTGGTCTGCCAAGGCCAGCGCTGACCGCACAGTTGAGATCCTGGTCAGCCCCACAGTAGATCAGCCCCGCGCCGTGCTTGAGGTGCTGGTGCATGAGCTTTGCCATGCTGCCGGGCATATGAACCACGGTGCCCGGTTCGCTGCTGCCTGCCGCTCTGTCGGTCTGACTACGGTGGCCGCATCATGGAAAGCCACCAAGGGAGATTCGTCCTTTGACTCACGTTATCAATCTGTACTGTCGGGCCTTGGTGCATATCCCCATGCCAAGCTCAATATGCGCTCTGAGGCCAAAACCCAGCCGACCCGGATGCTCAAGGCAGTGTGTGGCTGCGGGTACACCATTCGATTGACCGCTAAGTGGGCAGCTAAGGGTCTGCCTACCTGCCCTTGTGGCGACGCCTTCACCCTTGCTTGATTATTAAAAAGGAAATCATCATGACTATCGCAACCTTCGCCGATCTCGCCAAGCTTCCTACCGATGAGGTGGCCCTGCTGCACCGCAACAATCTGCCGGGCCATCCGGCCCCCACCAAAAAGTCGGTGGCCTGCCACGATCTGGCCGCCTACGCACTCGACAGGGGCCTGACCCTGGCCGACCTGCGCCGCGCCACTGCTGCGCCTGCTGCGCCTCAGGCGGTGGACGCCGTTATGCTCAATACCCTGGACGCTGCCCTGCGCCAGCATATCGAGGATCACGCCAATGCCCTCGGCGGCCGTCTGGCAGTGATGAATTCTAGGATCAACGATAACGTGACCGACCTGGGGCGCGAGATGAAAACCCAGCGCGATGCACAAACCAAAGTTAATATTGCTTTGTCGCAAGGTCTAGCGGCCTTGGATGATCAAGTCACCGCGCTGGCGGCTCAGCCTAAATTCACAATTGATCAGACCGCTATCGATGCCGCCGTGGCCGCCCAGGTAGATGCTGCCTTTGGTGCGTTTAAATCGGCGGTGGTTGCTGCCGGGGTCGAGTCTCAGGTGGCAGACACTGCGTCGATTCTGTCGGCCTGCCAAATCGTTGACGCGGAGATCGCATTCGGTGTCCGAGTCACTGATGCCAAGGCGCAGGTGATGGCGCTCACGCACTGGCACCGCGCCGATGCCCCCGCCATCGATCCCTGCTTTGTCTGGACTGAGGAGATCCTGCGGCATTTGCTACTGGCATCCTCTGCCAGCAGCACCCTTGCCAATATCTGGCTCGGCGGTGAGAAGGGCGCAGGCAAATCTGAGACCGCCCGACAATTCGCCGCTCGCACCGGCCGCGCGTTTACACGCATTAATTTTCAGCGCTTTAGCACTGTCGAGGACTTCCTTGGCGCGACCGGCCTGGACAACGGCTCGACCGCTTTTGAACCCGGCCCCTTCCTCAAGGCTTACTCGACCCCTGGCAGCGTGATCCTGCTGGATGAGATCACCAATGCCGACCCCGGCGTTTTGAATGCCCTTAACGGTTTCCTGGAACCCGGCGCTGCGGTCACCTTCGGCGGTAAGGTCTGGTCTAAGGCGCCCGGTGTCCTGATCCTGGCCGCTGACAACACGCTGGGCAATGGCGATCAGACGGGGCGCTACGCTGGCACCCGCGCCCAGGGTGCGCCCCTGCTGAACCGATTCGGGCAGGTGGTGCACATGACTTTCCTCCCCCGCGCAGTCGAGATCGAGGCGGTGGTCAAGCGCACCGGCTGCACCGAAAAACTCGCGGCTTATGTGTTGGACGCAATCGGTGTCGCCCGGTCTAAGGTGCAGGCAGGGGAGATCATCGATGCCCCCAGCATCCGTAACGTGATCGCCTTTATCGAGGCTCTGGCGGTGCTGCCTGTCCGCGCTGCCTGGGATACGACCATCGCCGCCGCTCAGCCTGCCGAGTCCGCAGTGGCCCTGCAATCTGTTTTTGAGTCCTGCATCAGTGACTCTGTCATTAACAAATTGATCTGAGGTTTATCATGAATCACAATGTCCTTTTCAATCGCGCCACCATCAAAGGGTGGGAGTTGCGCCAGGGTGTCGAGGCTTTCACGCACCATGCCTGCTCGGCACTGGGTCTGCCTGCGGTGACCCTGGACTGGAAACGCGGTATCGCCACCGCCGCTATCAGCGCACGGGGCGAGATCTTTTTGGCCAACGTCACTGATGACGCAACCATCATCCGTGCCACCCTGGTGCGCTACTGTGGATTCGTGGTGCATGAGTTGCTGCATCGTAAGTACACTGTTTTCGACTGGAAGTACAGCCAGATCCCGTACCTTGCTGCACTGCACAATGCCTGCGAGGATGCATGGATCGAACACAGTGCAATCGATGCTGGCCTGCTCGGTAACATCGATGGTCTGCTCGGTGGTCTGGTCGATCAGATGGTGGCCGAGGCCAAGGCTGAAGTCAGCGACTGGGCTGACCCCAAGCAATATCCCTTCCTCCTAGCAATCCACCTGCGCCGCCATGCCGCCAACAAGATCGCCCTGCCTGCTGGCCTGCCCCCGATATTTGACGCTGCCGCCGCTAAGGTGCTGACCTGCACCAGCACCGACGACACGTTTAAATTGGCAGAGTGGATCTATGCACAGTTGCAGACGCTGCCGCAGCAATCCGATCAGCCCGACCAGCCTGGGCAAGACCAGAGCCAGGATCAAGGCCAGGATCAAGGCCAGGATCAGCCAGGGCAGGATCAGGAAGGCCCCCAGGACGCATCAGAACCCGCTCAGAGCGCCGATCAGGGTGAGGGTGAGGGTGAGGGTGCAGCAGACAAGGAAAACGGCTCTGCGAGCGCCCCAGGCCAGGACTGTGACCCTGTCGAGGTTGAACCCTCGGTCAAAGCCCCTGAGGGTGCAGCCAGCGCTGGCACATGGTCTGCCGGTGCCGATATCTGCGATGCGGGTTATCACATATCGAGGTACGACAAGTGGCAATGCCGGGTCACTGTCCCCGCAAAATTGCGCTATGAGGTGCGCCGCCTGTTCGAGGATACCGCCACCACTATGCTCAGCCCTAATCGCAAGTCCGGCGCAATCAACCCCCGCGCCCTGCATAAATTCGGTCAGTCGGACGCCCTGTTCCAACTGCGCCGCGATATTGACGGGATCGATTCAGCAGTGGTGATTGTGGTGGACGTCAGTTCCTCGATGTTCGACCATGTGTCGGTGATCACTGCCGCCGTTAACGCTGCCGCCGCCCTGGTGGAGACCCTGGAGGCTGCGGGTGTCAAGAGCGCGATAGTTACATTCGGCAGCATGGTGTCCCTGGCTGCTGGGTTTGATACCCGCGCCAAGGCCAAGATCAAGACCCTGGAGCGCATCGGATCCGGTGGCAGCACCAACGATTACGCCGCCATCCGCTATGCCCATGACCTGCTGCGCGGCAGGCCAGAGGCTCGGAAGGTTTGCTTTGTCCTGACCGATGGCGATGGCAACCGTCAGGCTGCCCGGCAGCAGGCCCAGGCAGGCGAGGCCCTGGGCATCACAACCATCGGCGTCGGCATCAAGCACAACGTCAGTGGCGTCTACACCCAGGCGGTGCAGGTCAACGATATGGCCGACCTGGGCAGGGTAGCACTTGGTCAGATCAAATTGGCCGCATGAGGATGCGGGGCCACCCGGCCCTGCTTTTCGAAACC